TAACCAATATCATATACATTTCAATCAAAAATTTATGTTTGTTTTTAGTCAATTTATCTATGTTGTCTTTTAACCACTTTAATTCTTTCTTGAAATGTTTTCGTGCAATCTCACGATTTGCCTTCATAGTGCTTGGTTTAGGTTTTTTATAAAATGGATTAAAATTCATTCATTCCCTCTAATCTTGCTGGTAGTACAAATATCATATTACATTCATCACAACAAGTTCCCTTGAATATAGGTTCTGCATTGTGTCCAAATTTATCATCAATCCAATTAGTACAAATATCACATTCCATTACAAAGCCTCCCAATCTATATCAATGTTACCACCGATGGGAATGCGCGAGAGTGTTGTTTTATTATCTAATCTATTTAACTCTTCACAATTATATCTTTGAGTTCCACAAGCGTGGCAATTCTTATCTCCACAATGTTGTCCGTATTCGTATATCATTACGCAACCTCCACTTCTTGATAAAAATCTTGTGATAAGATTTCAAATCCATTTCTATCCATATAATCATCTGTTAATAATTGATGTAATGTATTTCTACCATTTTCAGACATCCAAGTTTCACGATGAAATTTACCATTAACTCTCATCTCTACTATTTTAACACAATTATCTACAGAAGACCAACAATATTCTACCAATACTTTATCTCCATTTTTAACTTTCCAATTATATACAAAACTCATATTTACCCTTTCTTTGCACAATACCAAGTGCAATAATTTTTATCTTTATAATTAACATAGGCTTTCTTATCACATTTACAACAACTCATTACTTAGCCTCCAAATTTAAGAAACAATTATTGTATTCTTCCCACATACCCCAAATACTTGTTTTCCAATCATTATAAATAATAGTAGTTACATCTTGTGTTTCTTCAATGAAATCAAAGAACGCTAATAAATCAGTATCACTTAGATTACAATACCATTCATTATCTAAATCATAAACGTGAGCTCTGGTGCCCTCATTTTTATCAATAGTTCCATCTTCATTAATTGGATGTGTGATTAATTTTCTTGTTAACGCGGTTCCAACACTATTTAGTAAAATCATAAAACTCCTTTTATTATTTTTATCACTTCTAATCATACTATAATATACGAAGAATATGGCAAATAACCAAATGTTTTATGTGTTTTATTTGTAACAGTTTGTAACAGGAATGTTACAATGAGGTGTGGAGCTGATAGGACTCGAACCTACGACTTCTTCCGTGCAAGGGAAGCACTCTCCCAAACTGAGTTACAGCCCCATAGTTTTATTTTTTCTTCGTTTCCAAGCTTCTTTCATAACTTGTGATTGTTTTTCTCTATAACTATCTGAATTATGATTTTCACTGTTGGTGTTACCATTCATAGATTTACTTATTTTGTCTTTAGTTTTAGAGTTCCACTTTTGAGTTTTTCTTATTTGACTAATTTTTTTCTTATGATTTTCAGACTTTTTGACACCAAGATTACCTTTAATACCACCAATACTTGAACGCATCAACTGTATATCTTCCATACCAATTTGTTTAGATAAACCTTTCCAAGCCAATAAGTCCTCTTGTTTTCCATATTTTTCATATAACTTTCTGTGTTCTTCAGCGTGTTCCTCTATAGTAAGTTCTATGAGATTTTCATTTTCATCACCCCCACCCATATGTTTTGGAATTATATGATGTTTATGTTTCATTAAATCAAATTTTCTTTTTTAAATCTTGTTTTCCATTTAGACCAATTTTTTTGGCCAAACTTTTCTGCTTCTATCTCATACTTGTTGTCTTTGTATTCATCTTGGTCATTAGCTATTCTGTAGTTCATTTCCATTTCATACATATCTTTGAACTTCTTCCAACCATATTTCTTGGCATCCATCGCATGATAGATTTCGTGAAGTATTGTAATTAAGAACTCTTTTATTTGTCTATTCTTAATTGTTTTATACCGTGTAGATAATTCCAATGTGCCGGTATCAACATTGTAATGTGCATGATTTTTCATTGATTTTAATTTAACTCTAACATTACCAACCTTGTAATGTTTCAATAAATCTGAAATCATTTTGTTTTTATTTGTTTCTGATATAAATTCTCTTATTAACATTATATTTTTGTCTTTATTACTTTTGTCCAACGACTACCACTATGTCTTGGTTCATCATTTTCATCTGAATCTAAAAATGGGCTATTCTGATGTATACTTATCGTACTACCTGATATATTACTTGGGTTATCAACATAGTTTTCCACAACTTTTTTAGCTTCGTCTACGATTTCTTTTTGTAGTTTTTCTAATTCTTCTTTTTGTTTTTTTGTTAAATTATTATCTTCCATCATTATCTCCAACATTTCTAAACCTGGCCCACACACTATAGAAAACTCGCACTAACTTGATTACCTGTAACCCACCAAAGCTTTCCACTTCTGTCTTGAACTTGTATTTTTTTTGTATCAAATCCTTCAACTTTGCAAATTGTATTTTTATACAACATACCATTTACCGTTGGTATATCTTCTTGAATACAAACTCGCTTACCAACCTTTAACTCTTTACCTCTCACATCTTTCATTTTATCTCCTATTTACAAAATTTCTTAGCACTTGGAAAGTGTCCATTAAATGAATAATAACAATTACTACATAATAATCTAATGTTACCATCTAACCAATTCTTACTATCACCATCTTTAAAATCCACCCCTAAACATATCTTATTTGTAGCTAAGTTTACTTCATTATAACCACAATGATGACACTCATCTAACCAATAGCCTTTCTTAATCAATTCTTCTTTGACTGTTGATTGATTCCACTTTCTTGGAACTTTTCTCTTACCAAGTATTATATCTTCAACATTAGTGGTTCTACTTACCCAACCTTTTTGGATACCTATACCAGTTTGATTCAAATGTTGGTCGAATACTTTATAATACTTGGCCCATTTCCTATAAGTGGTGTAACATACATTCATCCATTTAGCCGCAGCCATATTGGACTTCGTATGTTTTTGAGCCTCTAAAATCATATTCTTGGTTATTACTTTTCTCCTACCAGGAATGTTTAAAGGACGATTTGCACTCATTAGATTTTCTGAAATACTTTTGTTTTTCTATTAAAACTATAAATCTTTTGAGTTTTAAGATTTCTTCCTTCTGTCAAACTTGATTTGCGCCAAGGGATTTGTTCTTCCTTTGGTTTATTAGTTTGCCAAAACAATTCATCAACCTCTAAATCCTCAAATCTGTATTCTTCAAAGTCTTGACTTAAATTACTTGGTGGGTTATATCTATCACCCGCTTGATTATTAATTGGCATTATTCAACCTCCATCCAACCGGCAGATTGTTCAACTATACCTGCGATTGCTTCAAACTCTTGTTTAACTGATTCAAAAACATTTACTTTATTGTAATCACCATCAATGTTTTTTGATTTTTTACCTTTTGGAATGAAAACGGCCTTATCCAATTTATCATACATTGAATCCAATGCACTTTTAATTACTTGTATTTGGTCGTAACCTTCTTTACTTATTTTAGACATTATTTGTCCTCCTGTAACAGTTGTTTTTCTTGTTGTTCTTTTTCTTTATCAAACATATCTTTCGTATGTTTTCCGATAAATTCGTTTACATCAACATTAAGTCTTGTTAATTCACTTAATGCTAAATCTTTTACAAATTGCTCTTGTTCTGAATCAAGAACAGTTGTCATTAATTTTGTTATATATCCACCTAATTTATTCATTTATTTTTACCTCTATATTATCCAACCATTGTGTTCCATAATTATCATAATATCCTACCCAAATAGTTGCAGTTTGTCCTATGTTTTCTTCCATAACACCCATCATTTGATATGAATATCCATCATCAGACGAATAACCACTACCATTGACTACAGGTACATCTTCACAATAATCCCAAGTACAACCTTCAAAAGTTACATTTGTAACCCATTCAACATACTCCATTTCGTAACCAATATACGCTTTTAACTGAGTAAATGTTTGTATTTCACCATCATTATAATCTAATTGATAAACACCATTCTTATCCATTGGTAAATTAGGTGCTTCTATTTCTAAATGACAATTTGTACATTCATCACTTGGACCAAATACATTACTTTCACAACCAATTGTAATTACACATATTGTATATATAAATATATACTTAATCATCTTTTTTAACATATTTCTTTTTTCTCCTTTTGTTTTTAGCTTCTTTAAGACTTTTTCTCTTTTTAAATTTCTTTTGTCGTCTTCTATCTTCTCTTAAATCATCATAATTTAAATAATCTATCTTAGACATTTATCTATACCTCCAATATACGAAACTTTACGCATTAAAGTCAAGCTTTTTTTTATTTAATTCATCTACTAATTTTAGAACTTTATCTAATTTGTCTTGATAAAATTGTTTTTCTTTTTTTGTTGCATGTGGTGATGTTGATTTTAAACTCCACCACATTAATATTTCATCCATTTTTAATTCATTCATCTGTTACAGCTCTACCTTTTAATTCTTTCCAATCTTGTTCTGGTCTTACCTCTAAATTAGTTTCCCAAGCACCAAATAGTGTTTTTGCAGGTATTTCCATTTTATAACAAATATCAATCAATGCATTAATATCTTTTGGGAAACAACTTCCACCAAATCCAAGTTTTCCATCAGGACCTGGTACTGCCCAATGTGATTTACCTAATCGTTCATCATAAGTAGAATACTCTACAACTTTATCATAATCAATATTTAATTCATCACATATCATTTTCATTTCATTTGCAAATGATACTTTGGTTGCTAAGAATGTGTTTGTCATATACTTAACCATCTCAGCAGTTATAGAACCTGTCTTGACTATTTTCACATCAGGAAACACCAATGAATATACTTGTCTTAACTTTGTTGTTGATGGTCTTTCACCACCAATAATGATTCTATTCTGATTCTTGAAGTCATCAATGAAATTAGCTTCTGTTAAAAACTCAGGATTAAATATAACTGATATGTTATGACATTCTTTATTTAATCTATTTGTTGTTCCAGGTGGTATCGTAGATTTGATAGCAACTATTCTACCTGATACATTCCTACTCACAACCATGTCGTTTATGTCTTTAACTATAGCCTCAACTATACTTGTATCACAACTACCATCTTTTTTCATCGGTGTTGGAACACACACGAATATGATATTTGTTAATTCAACCAAGTCCTCTAAATAATCAACACTACATTTATCTTTATCTAAATCATATGTGTCCACATCATAATGTTTACTAAACACTTCTTTAACTGCAGTTCCCACATAACCTTGTCCTACTATTCCTATGTTCATAATTGTTCCTTTATCCAATCCTCTAAGTTAACCTTTGGTTTCCATTTTAGTTTCTTTCTAGCTAATTCAGACCTACACAATGTATCTCTTGCCTCACCTGGTATCATATCAATGTAAGTCCAAGCTGGGTCAGGAAACATATCCACTACTTGTTTTATACTGTAGTTTTTACCCCTACCTAATTCATAAACATTACCCCATTTATTTAATTGAACAACTTTCATCATAGCATCAATTATATCATCAACATGTGTAAAATCTCTTCTCTGTTTACCATCTCCAGTTATAGTAAATGTTTCATTATTTCTATATTGTTCTAAAAATATAGGTAAGACAGTTCTGTAACTTCCCTCTGTTGGCATACAATCACCATAAACATTATAGAATCTACATATTGTAATATCTAATCCATATATTTGTTCATAAAGTTTACAAAGTTCTTCACCTTGCCACTTACTAAATGTGTATGGATTCTTGTGAGTACCACCCCAAAAAGAGCTTGAACCAGCGTAAACTACAGGAATTTTATGTTTCTTAGCATACTCTAAAACATTCTGTGTTCCACCAACATTAACATCACACACCTCTTTTGGATTATTGAATGACGGACCTATTCTTGGTAATGCAGCTAAATGAAATATTACATCAAATTCTTTAGTATGAACCCAAGCGTGTTGAATTTTATCAAAGAATGCACCTTCTCTAATCCCATCTCTAATATCTACTTTGAGGTATTCGACACCATCAAGTTCATTTTTTCTATCACCTGTGGTATAATTATCAAATGAAACTACTTGATGGCCATCTTTCAATAGTCTTTCACATAAATTAGTTCCTACAAATCCTACACCTCCAGTTACTAACGCTCGCATTTAATCAATCCTTTCTCATACGTTCTTATTTGTTTTATATATATTTCAAATATATCTAATTCAAACCTACCAACTTCAAGTTTTTCATCGTTAGCTAGTATTTCTGGTAGTTGTTGAAGCATACTAAAATAATTATTGTTTAAATCACCTAAATCAAATCTAACCTCTATATCGTTTTGAATGTTATCATCAATTGAATATATTCTTTTATTCAAATCATATAAAGTGTTTGGTTGTTCTTTATCAATGTAATCTTGAGCATATGTGTCAACATATAATGTAGAACAAAATGGTTCAAGATGTTGTATCATTTCACCATTACAATTTTTTACAACAAATCCTATATCATATACAGGAACAACAATTGGTTTCATCAAAGAATCGTGTTTAACCACAGTTCCCCATTTACGAATAAAGTTTCTCATATTCTTTGTTGTTGTGTGTATCCATTCAGGTGAATCTTTACCAGGAGCACCACCAGCCATTGGATTGAATCTACTACCACGACTTGTCATATGATATACAAACCCATCCCAAGTCTGAACAAACTTACAACCATTTAGTTGTAGTCTGTTGAATATATCCGAATCCTCTTTTGATTGTGGAGCGAATAACTTGTCGTGACCACCAACAGCCCAATAGTCATCTTTGTAAATAGCCCACGGCGCGAATACACCTTCTGTAGTTTTGTTTTGTTTAAATTTATCTAAATCTTTTAAAAACTTTTGTTCTTCAAACTCTTCAGGTTCAATACCATAGTCAGCCAATATCTTTTCAGGACCTGGAGGATGTAAAGATGGTTCTATTCTTGTAGCAGTAACCACTACACCTCTTTTAATATGTCTGTTTATCTCCACATCAAGTCCGGGAGTAACATACATATCAGCGTGAAGAAACATAACAATATCATTAGATGCTTTTTCACATAAATAATCATACCAATAAACTATACCTTGCCGTTCTGGTCCTTTATTTCTAAATATTTTAACATTGTGGTCTGTTTTTTTAATTTCTTGTAACCACTCCCAAGTACCATCACTTGAAAAATCATCAGCCAAAAGTATTTCGTGAACATAACCTAAATTCTTTCTGATAGAATTATACATCCATTTTAAATATGTTAAATTATTTCTACTCGGTGATACAAAACTAATTGATTTCATTTCACTCATTCCACCATCCCTCAGATTCAACAGTTACCATTTTCTTATTTACAAAATTAACATAATCTTGGTCAACTCTAATCAAAAATTCAGAATATTTTTGAAGTTCATCCTCACTAAGACTTATTCCAACACCAAGTTTCTGATGTACTTCTTTCACATCGTATCCCATCATATTATTTCTAACCTCTTGTAAAAGATTAGCCTCTGGACTAATAGGTTCTAATTCACTTTTAACTTTTTTTCTAATTACAGCTACAGAGTCATAAATTTCTACACTTTGAATTGATAAATCATAATAACTTGGTTTTTCATCTATTAATTCTGACTCAGCTCTTTTAGATTGTTGTCCATTTTTTTTGTAATAACAAGAATGTATGTTATCTACAAAAGATTTTATTAATTCAATAAATGAAGTTTCACCTTTATATTTACCCTCAAATTTAGGCCAATAACAACATTGTATATCTTCTATCACATAAATACCACCATCTTCTAACAATGGCCATAAAGTTTCAAATGAAGTTTTTATTTGTGTCATAGTGTGGCCACCATCATCAACCACTATATCTAATTTACCAGCATCTTTGTGAATTTTTTTTAATAATTCAACATCAGTTTGACTACCCTCATATATTTTAACTCCATTTTTAGCATCACCTGTAGCAAATTGTTGAGTTTTAGGGTCAATATCAAGTCCGTATATTTTAGATTCTGGTAGATATATTCTCCAACCCCATAAAGCACCAGCCCATCTGTTTCCAATTTCTAAAAAAGAGTATTCTTTATCTCTATCTAAATTTAGTCCATCATAAACATCAAAAAAATGTGACATTCTTCTATCTGACAAACTATCAGCACCTAATGTGTTTTCATCATTTAAGGATGCAACTGACAAGAGTTTTCCTATGAGTACAGACTCTTTCATATTTTTTGTTTTTTTAGATAAAAACTTTAAATCTTTTTTATCTGGTTTGTAGTCTCTATTAAATTTATAAAATTGACCATCTATGAAAGATGTTTTAATACCTTTAAAAAATTTCTCAAACTTTTTAGTGTCTTTTTTAGGGTCTAACCCAGTTTCGTTAGTATTTTTTGTTTCCATATTTTTAAAAAATTCTCCTCTGAATAGTTTTTTGAATATAAATCTTTTGTTTCATTTGAACAATGATTATAAAAATCTTTATCTTTTAATTTATTGGCTAGTTCTTTAGCCGTTTTAATATCTCCCTCCTCCATGCTCAGAGATGGATGTAGAACCTTTTGAGTGTTCACATTATCATAACCAATACAAGGTATTCCAAGATAACTACAATTTAAATTAAAAGAACCTGCTGATGGTGTTCCTAATTGAACAGCGTATTTATGTTTTGAAAGTTCATACATAAAATCAGTCCAAGTAACCCAATCTAAATGTTTTATATCAAGTTCTCTCTCTTGGTCTTTCATTCTTCCTGTTGTTGGTGCCCAAACATCGTCTGATATTTCTCTAGCAACCATATAAGAATCTATACCTCTATAAATACTCACGAAGTTACCACCAATCATAACCGATTCATTTTTTTTATCACTTGTTTTTACATTGTCACCAATCATAACTGTTGGTAGTAATTCACAAGGTTTATTAGTTAAGCCTCTATAATACTTTAAGTCCACATCATTGTGACATAAAATTAAATCAAACTCTAAAATTGTGTTGAAATACCAAATCTGTTCTTCTATTTCATTATCTTGCCAATACCAATATGTACTCTCCTGCATTATAGCTATTTTTTTACACACTCTTCTTAAATTCTTTATGAATGGATAATTAATTAAATAGTTTTTAGTTTTTGGTATAATCACAACACCAACATCATAAGAATCTGCTGATAAGGTATGTAAAGAATTAATTGGATGATGTGTAGCATCTAAACTACATATCCAAGATACATCACTCCTCATATTTGGATTACTTCTTGGTATTTTACCTTGATAATTACCCTCTGTAAAAAATCCTATGTTCATTCGTTTATTAACTCCAACATTTCTTCATCACTCATTTTGTCTGCAGATTCGGAAGAGTATTCAATATTTAATTTATTTTTACCATCATTTAATTGTTTTTTTAATATTATTAAATTATCTTTAATATATGTATATGGTAATTCTCTTTCACTCATTAGTTTTTCATTTAATCTTTCACCTGGCCTCAAGCCAACAACTTCAACATCACTTGATATTGTTTTAGCTAAATCATACATATTCACAGACTTCATAAATGTAGAAGCTGTAAAACCTCCACCATTTTTTTCACAATAATTTATGGTATCGTGTATCAAGTTTACTGCAGATTTTTTTGAGAACATTAATCTATTCATATTTTTATCTGTTAGTTTTAAAGATTCACCTTTTTCTTTTTGACCTAACCAAAATGGTATTACAGAACCATTCGTGTTAGCTACATTTGCGAATCTACAAACAGCAAATTTGTTTCGTGATGTGTTAGCTTCGTGAAAACAATGTTCCATAAGTGATTTACTATAACCATATACGTTTTCAGGAAAACAAGCTTTATCTGTACTGATTCCTATTGTTATAGGGACATTTGCTCTAACACTAGCAGATATAACATTTAAACTACCCAATACATTTACTTTACATGCGTTAATTGGATTTTCTTCAGCTAAATTTACATGCTTCATCGCAGCCATATGAATCACAACATCAGGTTTTACTTTTGAAAATATTGTGGTTAAATTATCTTGACTTTCAATATCAGAAAAATATATATTTACTTTTGGAAATTTTCTTTTTAACTCAGCCTGCAATAATTCATTTCTTGATATTGAACTGAACTTATAATCATTATAAAATTCATCAATAAATGCTGAACCTATTGTGCCTGAACCACCCACTACTAGTATTTTTTTCATCTCTAACCCCTAAATATTTCTATTATTCTAAATTGTTCAACAAACTCTTTTCCTCGTTTTTTACATTGAAAATTACTATGAAACGAGTCTAATGTTGGCTTTTGAAAATATAATTTATCATTTTGTGATTTAAACTCTTTCAAAGATTCTAATTTTCTATCATAAAAATTTGTAACATCAACAAACATATTTGGAATCCAAGTATTTAATGTGCTAACAGTTTTATATTCAATCAATGATATGGTATTTTTTCTAACAAGAGCATCACCAAATTTATTTACAAAACGATGTTCATACATTGAATCTTTACTTGGTGGAATAAGAATACAATCATATTCGTGCACATTTAAAAATGTTTTTTCAATATAATTAATCCATTCAGGTTCACTTTTATCCTCTATGTATTCACTATCAGAAAACCATAAAAGTTTAATATTTTTACATCGAGCTTTACTCCAAACATCATGCACTTCTTTTCTTCTATCTTGTTCGTTGGTGACATCAAATCCTTTAGCACCACCACGACTTAAACAAAAAATATCAAATTTAGTATTTGATTTTTTTGCTATTGTTCCTAACATACTATACTCCACATCATCTGGATGCGGAGATAGACATAACACTCTTTTAAAATTTAAAAATTTCATTTCGTCCACTCCTGCTTTATTGATTTAAATGGTTTGTTTGTGTAAAATTTTATTCCTCTTCTCCTTAAATAATCTCTTAAATCCTCAACAACATCATTACCTTTACCATTTATAATTTTTCTTTTTTTTAGGTCAAAGGTAGTAGTACAACTCATTCCTTCAGAAAACTCAGTCAAAAGTATTTTTCCGTTTTTATATTCTGTTGTATGATACCAATAAACTTTTTTTTCATCAAGTAGTTTTTTCCAATCTTTTAAAATATCATTTATTAATTTTTCCATCTCGTTTTCATTTAATTCTTTTGGATAATAATTCTCTTTGATTACTTTACAAGGTGAACCAGCTGCTAAACAACCACTTGGTATATTCCTATTGATTGTAGAACCAATACCTATAACTGAATCATCTCCTATTGTAACATTAGGTAAAACAATACATCTTGCTGGTAACCACACATTGTTACCTATCTTAACAGGACCAAAATCTGATGGGAAACCTTGTGTAATATCTAACCAAGCTCCATGTGTCCAAATCATAACTTCAGCACCAATTCCAACATCATCACCAATCTCAACTGATTCTGATGGATTTATAATAGTTCTTTCAAAGATACCAACATGCTTTCCTATCTTTACATTTGAATTAGTACCATTAGAACCACCCCTACCTATCTCAACACCATCAGCCATATAAAGAAATTCACCAACTTCAAAGTTTCTACACGAAATCTTAACATCATTACCAATTTTTGATAACTTATCTATTTTAATAGAGTTACAATGAATTTGAACATTGTCTCCAATCACAACAGAATCATCAATGTCAATGTTGTTTGCTATAATTTTACTATTTTTTCCTATTTTGTAAGTCATTATTTAAAACTTTTTATTTTATTAACTATTAATTTAATTTCATCGTCTTTTAAAGATTGATGTAATGGTATACATAATGTTTTATTAGCGACAAAATCGGTATTTGGTAAATTATCTAAACCTCTACATTTATCTTTATAATACTCAACCCAATGTAATGGATAATATCTAAAAGTAGTATAAATACCATTTTCTTTTAAGTACTTAGCCAATTCATCTCGTTCCTCTAATTGAATCCAATACATATAATATGAAGATTCTACTTCATTTGATAAATTAGGTGGTATTGTTAACCATTCTAATGTACGAAAGTTTTGGTCATAAAAACAAGCAATTTCTTTTCTTTTTTTAATAAATTTATCAACTTTCTTTAATTGTTCTAAACCAATAGCAGATGTTACATCATTTACTATTGCTCTTCTTGATGGTGATGATATATCAAATTCCCACCACTTATTATCTAAACTACTCGTCATACCACTTGGTGTCTCTAAACCTAAATAACATCTTTTTTCTAATTCAATTTTATCTTTTGGATTTTTACAATGAATTAAACCACAGTCACCTGCAACTAATATTTTCATAGAGTCAAAAGACCAAATACCAAAATCTCCTATTGTTCCTGTATTTTTATTTTTATATGTTGAAAATGGACTACAAGCATTATCTTCAATAAGTTTTATATTATTTTGTTTACATAATCTAACTAAAGAATCCATTTCACAAGGTAATCCACCATAATGTAAAATAATAACTGCTTTTGTTTTCTGTGTTATTTTTTGATATATATCATAAGAGGTAACATTTAATGTGTCTTTTTCTACATCACAAAATACAGGTGTAGCACCTAATTTTAATATAGCATTACCTATACCAACAAAACTTATTGATGGGATTATAACTTCATCACCCTTACCAATACCTAAATAATCTAAAATTTGAAATGCACCCTCAGTACAACAAGTCGTTGTGAGAACATTCTCAATACTACATCCTATTTTGTTAGCTAATTGATTTTCAAACTCTGATGTTTTTGGACCTTTACCAATCCAATTCGAATCAAAAACCTCTTTTATTGCTTCAAGTTCTTCATTTCCTAATGAAGGTTGAAATACTGGTATCACTATAACCTCTCTCCCTAAACACCTGATGATGGAGTTTTTTTGTTTTCTTCTTTTCTTAGTTCTTCTAATAAAAAGTTTTTATTTTCTACTAATTCATCTAAATTTTTATATAAAAATTCAGGATGACATTTATAGTTTCCTTGAGACCTACCAACCCAAGCAGCTTGAAAACACCATTTTTCTTTGTCTTCCTCTTGGATTTTATTTTCATAAAAATATGTCCCGTTGTATTCTTTTAATCTACTTATATTATCAACGCCATTTACCAAGAAATCTTGCCAATCATATTTTGATTTATATGTTTTTATTTCATCTTTTACATCCATTGTCATTAACAAGAATACTTGAAAGTTAATCAAATCCGTTAACATATCTGTAGATGTATTGAGTTTATGTTTTTTCTCAAAGAAAGATATAAATTCTGTAATGTTTGATTCAAGTGTCGAACTATCAGTAACACACCTTAACCAACTAGCTTCTTCAATCGGCCATAAGATACTAGCTAAATTTGGGTCGTGATGGTCCCAGCCACCACCTGAATATCCTTTATCCATATAATCAACAAGTGTTTTATATTCCTTGTGGAATAAAGAATCTTTATGAGTTTGAGAAAACTCAACAAATGATTCATAGAAAGTCATATACTTCAAATCATAAGCTTGATTGTAAAATTTAGAAATATATTCTAATATACCCATACTATGAAATGCTTGTGTTACCCAACCATATAAATACATTTGTTTTAATTCATCCAATGTGAAAGAATTACTTCCAACAACAATGTCTTCCCATTCTTGATATTCACCTCTGTTATTAACTGATGAATGCCATAAGTAAATTGGAGAACGAATACTTTGTATGTCATACTTTTTTACATAATGTGGGTCATTCATTGGTGCGTTGGTAAATACACCACAATTATAAACATACACCACAGGTCTTGGGAATAATTCCATTAATTGTTCCATACCATGCTTATATGTTTCTAATGTTTCACCTGGCATACCCATAATTATTTCTGTATAGTTTTCTATTTTTTCTTTTCTAAATTTTTGAACTAATCCACTAAATTGGTCAAACTTTATATTTTTTCTTTTAATTATATTTAATGTATTTGGGTCTAATGATTGAACAGCTAATGTAACAGCTCTTAATAAATCAGCATCAAGTAGTTCTTTAGCTATTGGTATAATTTTATCTGAAGATATTTTAGCCCAAGCTGGTCTTATCCTACCAGGAAATCCCTTTTCCATCTTTTCTGATTTAAGTTTTTTAGCTAACTCCATATCTCTATCAGTAAATATACCAAAATTAGCGTCACATACATCAACATAAGGTATTTTATTATCAGCAAACCACTCTATCTCATCAAACAACCTATCCATTCCCCATCTTCTAACTGATGTTTTGGTAGCACTACCCCAATCACAGAATGTACAAGAAAAAGGACAACCACGATTAGTTTCCCAAGCTGCTATGTAATCAACACCCTCAACAGGTTCAACTAAATCTAATACCATATTATTTAAATATGCAGATGGTATTTCATCTAAACTTTTTATTCTTGTTTGTGGTGATGTTTTATAACTTTTTGTTTCTAATCCGTTTATTTTTGCATAATTTTTATCTTTTAAAAATTCTTCAAAAACTTGTTTGACCGTATATTCTCCTTCTTGATGAACTAACATATCTACATATGGATAATCATCAAAGAAATTACCTGTAGTATTTTTTTTCCACCCTAAAGGAACTGTACCTTTGTAACGTAGAGGAACATTTGGTCCTCCAAATATAACCATACAATCAGGATATTTTTCTTTAACTCTTTTAGCTAATTCATTTGTTATCTCCCAATTCCAAACATAACAAGAACATATCAATATATCCGGGTCTTTTATTCTTTCTACATATTCCTCTAATTTATTTCTAAATATAAATGTTGTTTCATATTGAAATCTTTTCTTTAATTCTGGAAAAGAATTTACATATGAAAACAATGAGGCTACACTATATGGAAAGTGTATAGATGTTCCGTATTGATAATTAAATTGTGAACTATATACTTTTATTTTTTTCATTCATTGTCCTTTTTAAATTTTTAATTTGTTCATCATTCAAGTTATATTCTTTTTTTATTTCACTAAATAAATCTTTTGGTGATAAACATTTATCACCTCTTACTTCTAACTTATATGGTATATCCATGCACCAACAATTTCCATTTGGTTTACATTTTGAATCATTATTTTTTTCACTCACTTAAATTTTCCCCTATCTCATTGGATTATGTGGGTCTAATTCCCCACGTCCCATTTCATATAAATAGTCTGAATCTAAATATCTATCACTTAAATAATCAATAGACTCTCTTCCAAACACTTTATTCATCTTATATCCAAGCATAAACATAAACATATTTCCTGTACTACCCAAACCTGTTGTTCCTCTATAACAGATTTTTTGGTGTTTTTCACTCCACTCTAACGGCACCCAAGCTTCTTTTCTTGGTTCAAATTCACCAATAGCTTTTAAATCTGAATATTTACAACATATGAAACTACCTCTAATCACATAAGTCGGAGACATTGATTCTTGAAAAATATGTTTACTATCATCCCTAGCATAATCTATTGGTTTAAGTTTACCATCTAATTCTTCTGATATTGCAACTTTAAGATAATCGGTATGTGGATTAAATTCAGGTACAGGATAATTAAAACAATTTCCTAAAAATTTAGCTCGTCCATCACTAAGTTTTTCAACACATATGTTTATAAATTCCCAATTTTTTACAATGACATCATCGTGAATAAAAAAACAAATAGTATCATCATCTACATTTAAATAATCAAGTCCTTGTTGATAAGCTACAAACTCTTCACCAACATTTGGAAATAATTTATAATCAAAATTTTCTGTTATATATGGTGCGGGTTCTTTGTGACAACTAAAAAATACCTTGACATCATCATTAATTTCTGTCATTTCTTTCAGTCCTTCGTAAAATTCCATTTGATTGTAGTGCCATCCTACTATTATAAATTGTATTTTCATTTTAATGCGTCCTTCCAAGTAAATGATTTGTGATTTGAATTAAAAATATTGTTGCAGTTTTCTAAACTCATTTTAAAAGCTTTTGTGTACCACTCGTTTTGATTTCTTAACTTTCCTACATCGTGTTCATTAAATTTATCTTTACCAATAACATTGAGCATTTTTTTAGGATGCTTTCTATTGTGAACCATTAGTATATTTTTAAAGTGATACTGAGGTATATTTCCAAGAACCTTTTGAGTCATATACATAAATGCTGTATCTTCGTGTACAAAGAATACTGACTTAGGAATATTAACACCTGATTTTATAACCTCACTACTTATTACTAATCCACAACCTTGAAACTTATGAGGTGATATTGTTGTAATCATTAAATCTTCTACTTTATCATTAAATGAGTTCATTTCATTTTTTGACATTGTATATTTTAAACTCCACCAATTTTCAGTATCTTCTGGCTCAAATGTTTTATCAGTAAATTCAATATGTTCTAATGGTTTCCAAGATTCATCCCACATTTTAGATGTACCAAATGTAGCTAAATATTTAGATGTTTGAGTTGAAACTTGATTGTGTAAAGAATCAAGAATTATAAAAGTTTGTCTTGGCGCTAACATATCAGGTTCACCCCAAACTAAAACGTCAACTTTATCACAAAAGTCGGTATTAAACTTCTGCCTATATTCTGATATGGAATATAAACCATCTACAATTCTGTAATTAGCCGATAGTTTATTTACTTTTTCCTCTATAGATGATATACATTTTTTCATATCATCATCTGTACCATTAAAATTTTCATAGTTTTTATTATTTTTGGTTATAGTAAAATCAATTAGAACCTCACCATCATAGGAAGCAACTGCATCTATTAGTGAATCAATGTATTCTCCAATTATATCAGCTTCATACCATTGTACTAAACAACCTATTGCAAATTTTGTTTTCATAAATTTCCTATCTTATTTTTTCAATTTTTGATAAACCTATTCCACTTTCACCTGCAAATGAATACAACAAAAATAAATCATCATCATCTTTAAAAACGAATGGGTCTCTAACCTGATTTAATGGTTGAAGAGCTGCTCCGAATGATGATGGAAACTTTGGTAAATGAACACCCTCAAATTCTAATTCTGGTTTTAGAACAGTTTGAGATTCTAAAATTTCCCAATTATCTATGTCGTCATCTAATTTTAATTTTATCATCATTATACTTTCAGGTGAATGACCAACAACAGTGTAAAATACATATAAATAATCTGATTCTACAAATGTTGAAGCGTGTCTCATATTAGGTATCAAATTAAATATAGTTTTAAACTTTCCATCCCATTTATCCGATTCATATAATATACCATCAATGTTTTTATTTTTAGCTAAAGCATAAACTTTATTCTTATACTTGAACACACTAAAATAGAACATACCTAATATACCACTATTTGAATTAAAAAACAAGCCATTTTTTGAAAAAGATACAAAAGAACATTGATTGTGTGGAGCTCCCTCTTGACTTGTTACTCCGTGATAATACATTACAATCTGTTTTTTATCCTCATCAATATGAACATTAGGACTAGCTATATGGTCTTCACATTCTGATTCTTCTACATTTAATACACCACCTTCATAAATTTTCCACGGTCCTTTTACATCATCTGAGTAAGCCATTCTAATATGTTCTCCACTATGATGTGCAAAATATAAATAATATTTACCCAATGGATTTTCTACCCATTCAGGAACTTTAATTAATGATGGTCCGTTTATATTGTTCCCCAAAGCACCTAGCATATCATTGGTTATTATAGGTCCAAGTCTTGTAGCAGAGAACTCTGAATTAAAATTGTATCCAAAGTTTATCAAATCTTTAGAATGAAAATTACTCACTAAGTTAATTGTGTCTTCATCATAGTATTTAGAAAAATGTAATTTATCCCTATAACCACCTTTTTTTACTGGTAAATTGGATTTGGGTATATTTAAAGAGTCACAAATAAAATTAAAATCATGTTCTAAGTTTTCGAATCTACCAATATAATCTAATTCTATTTTGTCTCCAATCATTATGTATGGATGTAATGTGTCATGTGATAACATATTTTCATCTCTAACCCATTGTTTAAATCCATCAACTGAACAGTCTTCAGCTATTTTAACTTTTCCCCTCTTATCCCAAAAATATCTTGACACTTGTATTTCAAATGGGTTTCTAATAAATGCAAACTTAAAATACGAGTTCCATATTTCATCACCTAAAAATTGTTTGGTTTCAGCAATTGTTGGATGTGGGTGATTAGTCCAAAATTTATCCATATTTAAACCAGTAGAATGACTATTATCATCGATACCATCTCTATACTGACCAGTTATTATATCATCATCTCCACAATGTTTAGCTAAGGCTACTTGTATACTTGAACCAGCAGTTTTCCTTGTTTTAAAAAATATGAACTTATGTTTATGAGATATTATCATATAGAGCCTCGTATGTTTTTTTCATCCAATAATATGTTAAACTTGAATCGTGATTGTTAGGTATAGCATTATAGTGATATATCCAACCCAACTTGGTAAACAATAAATCTTCATCTAATATTTCTTTTAAGAACATATCTTGCATATTAAATTTATAGGATAATAATTTAAAGTCAATTTTTTCTTTGTGCATAAAAAAGTTTATTACTGGTTGGTCTGTACCAACACCAAAAGTATCTTGTATTTGAACAATTAAATCTCTATTTTCAAGATAAAAATTTATTATGTCCTTGTACATTTTTTTATGTTTTTTGTTCATCACTAAAAAGCCTGAATTTATATACTCCCATATTGGAAAAGTAAAATCATTAAATAAATGTTTTGAATAATTTTCCATACTTCTACAAACCCAATCCATACTACCATGAACAGGAACCGCACAAAATTTATTCTCAGTCATTTCAAAAAAGTTTGGACAATCTGGATGAACTATTGTGTCGGCGTCAACCACAGCGATTTGATTGTATTTTATATCACTGTTATCTAATAAATCAAAAACATATAATTTGTACCAATTAGGTTTCATAAAATCAGGTTCATACATAAATTCATCTAACATAAAAAATTCTGCATCATTTTTTTCACACCAAGTTTTCCAACTTTTTACAGAATATTCATATGGTTTAGACCTGTTGATTCTTTTATCATCTTGTATGTTTGTCATAAACACTATATTTTTCATTTGTAGTTCTCCCCAATTACATCCCAAGTCTGCTTCATCAAGTTAATCCTATCGGGTATTCCAAAACCAGTAAAGTGTAATATGTATCCGTATTTTATAAAAAACGGCGTATCATCTTCGTTTAGTTGCCAATTGTGAGTAAACATTTGTTTTTTGTGTAAACCCATTAGATTCCAAGATGGTTCTAAAAATTTTCTTTTGTAATTAGATTCTTTAAGATGGAAGTTCAACAAAGTTTGCTCTTTCCCACCACCTAAAGTCCAATTATCAAGTTCGTGTTGATTTTCAAAATAAAAATTTAATAGTTTTTCAAAGAATGGTAAATGTTGATTAGAAAAAAACAATACTCCAGCATTAATATATTCATCAATATCAATCTTCGTATTTGGAAAAAACTTGCTGTAAGCATTTAAACTATCTGTCAACCATCTTAAATTAATATCATCTATAACTCCACAAAATTCATCATCATACATATCAAATATATTTGGAGCATTCCAATGTATCATTGTATCTGAATCAACGACTCCTATTTTTTCATAATCTTTGGCTCTTTCATATATAAGTTCTTTGTTCCACACTGGTTTACCTAATCTATTATCATGCTCCGTGATTAACATAAAGTCAACATTGTTTTTTTTACACCAATACTCCCAAGTGTTAATTGAATATCCACTATACTCTGTATTTTTATAAGTTGATGTATTGTGGTTTATAGCAACCATGTAAATTAAATTTTTATTAGACATTAAATAAATCTCCTAATTTATTCTTAATTTTTGATTTAATAATAATATCAATATTTGGTTTTATTTCTAAAAACTTTTTATCTGATAAAACATAATGTCCACAGATTTTAATTAATTCTTCTTTGTTATCTTCAGGTACAAAATCATCATCAACCCATTTTTCCCATCTCTTTGAATCATAACATATTTTATAATAATCTTCTATATCATCGCCCATGTGTTCTAAATAACATAATGTTTCTAATTGTCCAAACTCTGGCGCTATATTTAAACTATCTAATCCAGCTTCAAACCTAACTTTAACATCTTCATTTGTTAAATAATCACCATTATGTTCTTTACTTAATTTACCCCATCTTTTACAAACTCTAATAAAATCTTTTAATCTGTCTAAATCAAAGTTACCTGTATTAACTCTTTTACCTAAGTCTAAACCAACACCTGATTGAACCACCGCGTATTTAATATTTTCAAAAAATTCAAAGTGTGATAATTCTTCTAATAACTTGTCCAATTCATCAGGAGTAAATTTCCTAATAGCTTCTTCAGTACCAACTTCAAATAAAGTATTTGGATTCATATTATGAATATAATTAATTGTTGCTAAAGTTTCTTTCAAACCATCATCAAAATTAGGATAAGCTTTCCAGGGGTCTATATGAATTATGTCAAAGTTCTCACAATCATATCTAAATGATTTATAACCATCATCATCTTTATAACCTTGTCCAGCCCCACCATGGTCTCTTTCGATTGGAACTCTACCATCAACATAATCTGAAAATTCCTCTGTTGTCCAATTGTTAACATAACCACCATTGTATTCAACTTGTCTTCGTGATGGTATGAATCCAATTTTGTTATCAGTTTCCTCTGTAAATTCAATTACAGCATCTACTACATTCTTACTCATTGGTCCTATATAAAATTTAAATTTATTCATAATATAATTTACAACCTTTTTTTTAATTTTCCAAGCTTTTATTTAATAAATTTTTACCTAAATAAAATAATAAATGACAATATGGATAGTGATGAAATTTGGCTATATTTAAAAATATTAAAGCTGTCATAATCTTAACCTTTTTTACATCATAACCCCATTTATTTATGTATTCTACAAATATATCTTCACAATCAATGTTTATATTTTTTCTTAAAAAATCATATTTGATTTCATTCATAGACCTATCAAAACTATATAAATCATCATTTATAATATCGTGAGATATAATTAATCCATGCATTAATTTAGCTAAATCATAATAAACATCACCATAATCTAATTTACCACAGAAATCTTGTCTCCAATCCAAAAGAGTAATTGGTAAAGTATTGTGACTGTTACCTTCAGATACTAATATGTTTTCAAAATGTAAGTCTCCGTGAAATCTAACAGGTATTCCATCTGCAATATAATTCCAATCCACTCTGTCTAATAAAGATTTTACTGAAGGAACTTTTGTACCATTTATAACTTCTTTATCACTATCTGAATTACCGAATCTTTTAAAATAATCATCAACTCTTTGATATGTTTTATCTTTATAAAATCCTAAACAACTCTGTTTAAATTCTTTTTTATTTACCTTAATAGGTTCGTGAAACGATTTAAGAGAATCCAATAGAAATTTAAAGTTTTCCGTTGTTACTGCTTCTGAAAATATTGTTCCATTAACTTTTTTATATGAGTACATATTTTCTGTAACATCTATTACTGTTGGAACATATGGTTTTAATGATTCAGACCTTATAGCTCTATTTTTAATAAAATCAGTATCTATACAAAACTTCAAAACTTTATCTTCTACGAACCAAATAGCTTCATTTGGTTTTTCTAAAATGTTTGGTTCATCATCTTGTTTTAGTTTTTCTTTAGCTTTCAACAAAATATCTCTATTACCTGTATCATACCATTCAAACTTAATAGAATCAAATCTTATATTTTTTTCCATCATTTTTTGAATAGCATAACTCTCACCAGTTAATATAGCTTTCTCATCAATCAAACTCCAAAACTCTTCGTAGTCTTTAATACCACATACACCAATGTAAGCTGGACTACTTGGTGATTCATTTTTTTCATATAGTTTATCAGCTATACCATTTTCACCTACACTTAAAGACCTATAATCCACTCCACCATTTACATCAGAATAACCAATCCAATTATTGAAACTCATTTTCTGTAATGATGGTAACTCATCAGTTATAATAGTATCATTAGATATAAAAATAAATTCACTCTGTAAATACTTTCTACACTTATTTAATGTATAACCAAGACCTGAACCCTCACCTTCGTAAATATCTATATCCACAAAAGTAAAGTTTCTATTAGGATACGCTAGTGTTAAGAACTGACGAATGTAATTACCTTTATAACCTAAAGCTACAACTATTTCTATATCTTCGTCAAACTTTTCAACTATATGAGATATAACAGGCTTGTTCCCTACCGACAACAAAGCCTTATTCACATTATCCGTGAACTCTCCAAGTCGTGCTCCTACACCAGCACAAGGTAAAAATACTTTATAATTAGTCATTAGTTCCTTCTCTACCATAATCATCTTCTAATCTGACAATATCATCTTCACCAAAATATGTTCCAGTCTGAACCTCAATAAATTTTAAATCTTCATCTTGTCTATTTTCAACTCTATGTGCAGTTCCAACAGGAACTATTATCACCTCACCAACCTTATATGTTGTTTCCACATCATCTAATGTTGCAACAGCTTCACCTTGAACCACAACCCAAGCCTCACTTCTCTTGTGGTGATATTGATAACTTGGTCTTCCACCTTTTTTAATCACTATCTCTTTTACTTTACAATACTCTGTATCTAATAAGTTCTCAAATGTTCCCCACGGCCTTTCTTCTTTATAATTTGACATCTTCTATCCCCTCGTTTCTATATAAGTTAATTGAATAAGCTGTATCTCTTTCACTATTAGGTTTTCTATCATTAACCACTATTCTGTCTCCACCACCTACTCCCATAATCAATTGGTCATAGAATATATCATACATTGATAATTGTTGCTCAGTTTTATTTCTTAAACTTTCTCTTCTACCAGTTATCAAAATGATGTTATACCCTTTAGCATCCCATTCGTTTATTTTTTCTATTGTTCCATTTAATGGTGATGCATTTAATTGACTTGATAATCCTTGATTACGATGTTCTAATAAAACACCATCTATGTCACATATTATTGTCTTTGGTTTATTGTTCATTTAAATCCCTATACATTAAATGTCTATCACGATATTTAAATTTGTGTATTATATTATAATTTAAATGTTTTGTTAAATAATTACAAACCATAAAATGACTAGATATACCAGCATACTGACGAATACTCATCTCAGATTTTGGATTACAAAAATCATTTAGTAAATCATATAATTTAGAAAACTCATCCATTTTATGAGAATCTGAAACAAACCATCTATCTGGTAACTCTACTATTGAATGTGAATAAAGAAATCCCATTGCAATTTCTGAAATTTTCTGACGATTAGAATCTGAAGGTATTGGTGTTGATGTATAAAAGTATTCAGAATTAAATTCTTTTTCAAAGATTATCTTATCCAACCAACATAAATCTAACCTTGACTGCATCACTAAATCATACTTGAAGTTATTTTCTTCTTCATATTGTTTTTTTAACTCATTTGATTTCTTAAAACTATACCACCGACTATAATGAGCCTGGCCTCTTTGTTCATCATACCCACCACCCATAGAATGTGTTCCAACATAATCTGGTATTGAAAACTTTCTCTGATTTTCAACAAGATACTTTTTTGGTTTATATAATTCAACCATTTTATCTTTTAGGTTAACATCCCAAGTATGAAAAAATATATCCACATCATTATGTTTTATAATATTTTCATAAAGATATTTATGAGATGTTTCTAAAACTCTGATTGAACTATTATTTTCACCTTTTTCAAAATCAGTAGAATGATAGTTTTTACCTGTAGATTCTCCACCATGTATTCCGTGAAAACATAATGCTATCCTCTTACGACTTTTTGTATTCATGACCCTCCAATCCAAAATTTAAAAATGGATTCAATGAATAGATATTACATTTATACTTTTTCATTAAAAATGCTCTTATTGATTGAGTTTGAATCTCTATAGCGCTCATAAAATCATTTATACCACCCCAATTTCCAGCTGAAACCCAATCTTTTTCCATATAACCCTCGTAATACAAATTACCATCCAAAGTCCCACAATCGTGACCCGATAAGATTATATTTTTTGCTCCCATATAAGCTGCTATGTGTATAAGACTTGTGACACTTGACCTACTCACTATAATTTCATCATCACCTAAATTATTTAATTCAGTTTCAAAATCTTGAGACCTAGCATTGTGATTAAACATATAAGCATTACTATGTTCTGGTAGATTTTTTCTTTTTTCATGATAACCCATAAAGTGTTCAGCAAAAATCAATGGTGTTCCTATAGAATTTAATTTTCTAATACTTCTTGGAAATCTTGGTTCTTCTAAACAATCTTTCATAACAACATAGTCACAAGGATAATGTTTATAAACATGATTTTGACCAATAACAATTTTGTTTTTAAAAAAATCATCACTAATATAATCCATTGATGAACCAGCTAATATAAGCCATATATCCTCACCTTTATATTTATTTTTTAACTCTTTTAAATTTTTATATTCCATATTTAACTCCTATATTTTTTATAAAGAAATTCAGCAAATTCAAAGTCTATTGGATTATCAATATCAACAGCTTCAAAATCATCAAGTTTGTAAAACAAAGGTTTTTTTCCAACAATATTTCTATATTTAATCATATTCTCCTTTGATATTATTGATATTCCATATGTTAAACTAACTATGTCTGGTAAATCTTGTGTGTTAGGTGAATCTGATGGTTTGTAATTCATTGGTTTTTCATCTAACCATAAGTGTTGTTTAACATCAGTCACCGTAGTTAAACTATCATATCTATCTTTTGCATTTCTAAATCTATTAATGAAATCATAATAGGTATCTACTTTAATCAATGGTGCTGTACAAGGACTATAAATAATATAATCTGTATCTGTATTCTCTGCTATGTTCTGAAAAAACTCACTATTATTACATTTTGAACTAGCATAGTAATCTTCTCTCACACATTTACTGACACCATATTCATCTGCTATATTTAAAGCTATTTCTGAATCTGTATTAACCACTATCTCATCTATTACATCAACTTGTTTCAATACATCAAGTTTAACTTTTAACAAATTACTATCAGCGAAAGGTTTAAAATTTTTATTCTTAACTCTTTGAGAACCCTTACGAACAGGCACAACTACAGTAATTTTTTCTCTACTCATCTAACAACTCCTCTAAAAATTTTATTGTTCTTTTTCTCGATTTTAAACTTTTAAACTCTAAAGCTTTATCATCAATATAATAATCAGCAACAATCTTTGGACTCGGACCTGACTTCTTATCAAAGAATGGATTAACATTAATATCATCAAACTCTAACTTGTGGTCTGTACACCATTCTATAGCTTCTTGTAATGCAGGTTCACCTCTACTTGTCCATAGTATAAGTTTATGTCCTTGTTCTTTCAACTTAATCAATACATTTAACAATTCTTTCTGTTCATCTGATTGTAATCCAATATCAGGAAAACTATATTCAGTCAAACAACCATCAAAATCTATAGCGAATGTTAACTTACTCATATATCTCCCCTACATTCGCTTCTACTAATGTTTTAGCTATCTGATATGCCTCTTTTATATTTTTCATATCTGTATAAAATCCTTTATCATCGTAATCATAATTCTCTTTTATATTTTTATATATTAGATTTCTAGCAAATGTTCCAATTGATACTCCTTGAAAGTTAACATTAGATTGTTTAGCTAATTTAGATGTTAATGAATTAGTTCCACCTGACATCAATATATTTACTTTTCTTTTCTTTAGATAATATAATTCATTAGTTCTTTTATTTAACTTCATATTAAATGCCTTGTTAACAACATCTGCAGTAGAGACAGCTTGTAGTGTCGTGTTATAGTTATCCTCACCACCTGACATAGGATAACCATCAGCTTGAATAATTAATCTATCTCCCATTATTTCTTTTGCTTGTTTTATTCTGTGTTCTAACCCAAAGTTACCTAAGTGTAATCTATCTAAACACATAGAGTTATGTCCATTTGGATTTGATTTATTTACTATATCCCATTCTTTCATAATATATTCATCTTCAGCTATAGCTGCATGTAACTCAATGTTTTCAGCTCCAAGTTCTATACATTTAGGTAGAACTTCTTCTAAACCTTTTTCGTTATGAGTATAAGATATAATATCATCTCTTGGACAAATAGCACTACAATCTCCACAACCAATACATTTTTCTTCTATTACATAAGCCACTTCTTTACCTATTTCAATAGGTTCTATGGCTTCCGTTGGACAAACTGGCGCTACACATAATCCACATTTAATACAAGTGTTAGGGTCAATAAATGCTTTTCTTACATGATGGTCACCTGGCATTCCAACACTAACCATTATGTATGGTCTTGTTTGTAAATTAATACCCAGTGAGTCTGATATGTCAAATGCTCTATCTATACCTTCAACACAGGACTCAACAACTTCTGGCGTAGCAGATATATCTAAACCCTTAGCACCAGCTAAAGTATAAATCATTGTTAATCTTTTTACTTCTTCTAAATTTTCATTACCTGCACCACAAATCATCTTAAAATATTTTTGATTATCAAATAATCTTTGTAATGTTTCAAATCTTTCATTCACGATATTCTATCCAATATTGTCTTAGACCTTTTTATATATTCACCACCTATTTTGTTGTAATAATTAGCTTTATAATTTAACCAACTTGATTCAAAGGATAAAGAGTTTTTTATTAACTCTTCTAAATTATCCATATTCACTTTGTTCAAATCTATAATTACATTTCTTGTCTCTATATTGTTTAGTAATTTTTTACTGAACATATCTTGAATAAAGTTAATACTAGAACTACCAATATTTCCACCCATCAAAGTTTTGAACCCGTAGTTTTTAGATTGTGTCAATATATCAGTAACAACTTTACACATTTTATTTGATACAACATCTTGTTTTCCATATCCAAATGACTTGGTTAAATCAGACCTACCAATAACAATACCAGTCAACAACTTAGAGGATGGTGAACTTAATATCTTATCTAAATTTTCATACGCAGTTTTACTTTCAACATTAATATAAAATTTCATTTTTTCTCTTTTATCAATATCAATATTTGTAATAACAGCTTCAACAAATTTTTGTAATGCAAACTCAGATTCTATCATTGGAGCAACAATACCATTTACATCTAATGATAAACAATTATTTATATCACTAATAGCTTCACAACCACCTATTTTTACACTTATGTAAGCACTCACAGAATCACATATTCTTTTCATCTTAACAACATCATCAAAAATAACACCCTCATCTTCAAATGATTGTTTTATACCAACAACACCATCATTCATTAATTTTTCTAATATGTTTTTAAATTGTATCATAAAATAAATTTTGTTTCACTTGTCTATCAATTGTTTTAGGATGATAGAATGAAAATTGTTCTTCTGCTGGTAAATAAGTATGTTCTTTATATCCTGTTAATACTTCGTGTACTTTGTTTTTCCAAAGTATATTTGGACGATTCCTCCAAATTCTACCTTGATAATCAGGAAAGTTTACCCAACCTTTTTCGTTCACTTGCCAACCCCATTTATTAATATGCTCTTGTGTAATACCATCAACTTTATTTACTCTCGGCACCCAATATAAATCTATTGTTGGGTTTGAAGCGAATATTGGTTTGAGGTTCTTCATTAATGATTTGTGTGGAATCTCATCAGCATCTATATTTACAATATAGTCATTTTTGCACATACGAGTCAAGTAGTTTTTTTGTCCAGCATAATCTTTTAACAAATGTCGTTGTTCAAAAGTCATCTCGTGCATTGATGTCATTACATCTAATATCTCTATTGTCTTTTTATTGTCTGAATAATCATCAAGAATTACTATCTCATCTTCTTCGTCTTTGTGTTTGACTAAAAACTCTAATAATTTTTGTAGTGATGTGTCTTCATTGTGAGTCAATACACTATAACTAATTTTCATTTTTTTAACCTTTATCTAATTTGTTCACTAAATTGTTTAAAGCATTATCAATAAATTTATCAATATCTCTTTCTTCTTGATTATTTTCAGTTTGTTGTGGTTTTGTAGGTTCTTTTGGTTTTTCCACCTCTGTTTTTGGTTTTTCAGGTTGTTTTGGTTTCTCAGCTTGTTTTGGTTTGTTATCCACTTTTTCTTCTTCTTTTAATTTCGTGAATACTCTAATTGGTTCTAAAAAAACTGAACTTTTTCTAGCCTTGTAATAATCGTAAGTTCTATATTGACCTGAAACTCCTAAACCTTTTGATAACAAATCATACGCTCTTGGTTTAATACCTTTTATATCATTTTGTAACATATTTTGATTTATATCTAATTTATACAAATTATTTTCTTTATCAATGGTTACAAACTTTCCAATTTGTTCAAATATTTGAATTTGTTTTCCTGTAATTTCTAATTGAATTTTATTTGATTCCTCAAGTTTGATTCCAATTAATTGAGTTGATACTCCTTTTTGTCCCTTTACTATTAAAGATGGATTTAAAACTAATATACTATGTACTTTTGCTTTACCTGTTGACTTTGATTTATATTTAAATGATATAATATCACCAGCTTGAACATTTTCCCAATTATATGGTAGTTTTCTATTCGCCATTTTAAGTTTCCTGTTTTAATAATTCATTTACATATGACATACCTTCAAGAAATAAATCATAAATTTTAGAATTATCCGTATCTACTTTCTTCTCATAAAAACCACCTTGTTCATTTGGAAAGTCTTTTCTATCGTCCTCTGGTATTTCAACCATTGGAGCGAAAGCCCACTTTAATTCTTTTTTAATATTTACAGGATACAACATACCAATCGGTAATGCTATAATAGTTGGAATCCAAATCTTACCATTTTCTTCAACAGCCCAATTCTTCATATCTTCACCAAGTTTCTGAAACTCTTCATTGGTTTCTTTCGTACCTGTGAATTTAGTTGAAGTTGTGTAACCACAATTAATACACTGCATTACTTGGGATTCTTCTTTTCCAGCTACATGTAGTGCTTTTTCTCCACATAAGAAACAATTACTTATTAAGTCTTTCATACAGTGGCCTCACTTGTTACTTTTTTTAATTTTGGTAGTTTAATTTTTGGTGCTTCTGAACCACCTGTTTTTTTTAATTTTGGTAAATTCAATCCAACCTGTTGAGGAACTTTATCAATATATGGTGTAATGATTTCATCAAGTTTTTCAGTCATTTTATTTAATGTAAATTTATCTCTATTTACTTTCATTAAATTTAATGCTTTTTCTTTTACTTTATCATAATTTTTAAATGTGTAATTCATAGCTCTATACGCTTGAGTTTCATTTACATTAAACCATTGTGATTCAGAAACTATTATATCTTTCCATACTTGTGATTTAGGAACTTGAACCATTTCACCACCCAATAACATAGAGTTTTCTTTTGATAAAAAGTCCAACTGACCACTCCAAGCACTAGCGATTACAGGTAATCCAACCATTGTAGCCTCTTGTAAAGGTCTTCCATATCCTTCACCATGTGTTAGTGATACGAATGATTTTACCTTTGGATGATTATACAATTTGTTCATCTCATCAGGTGATAATGAACCGTGTAATAAATATACATTTGGTAGATTCCAATCTTTTGGAAATTTGTTTTTTATTTGTCTTATTTTTTCTAAACACTTTTCTCTATCCATTATAGAAAATGTAGCGCCTGCACTTTTTAATATTAAAGCTGGTTTTTCTTTTTTATTTGCAAATGATTCATAAAATATTTTTACCAATTTTGCTATGTCTTTTCTATCTTCACCATATCCACCATTACCCCACAATCCAACATGTAAGAATGCAAAGTCTTCTTTAATACTGTCAACTAAATCCAATGATGCATCATTAATTGGTTTGTAAATATCCTCATTTGTTCCTTCAAATAAAACTTCCATTGGTTTTTCAAGTTTTAAGTCACCAATTTTTTGTTGTTGACCATCTGGCAGTTTTTGGATTTTTTCATAAAGAGCTTTTACAAATCCATCTTTAGAATGTTCTGATGGGACAATTATTAAATCCATTTTGTTACAACCATCTAACCATTTATTTGAAACTGATGTTGTTTCAATACCTGCAGTTATCCCAATGTTTACTTTACCCCAAGTTTGAAATTCATTTGGTATTCTAATATCAATGTAAACATCAGGTTGTTTATCTAACTTTGGTTCTGATAAAATACAATCGAGAATATTTTTATCTAACTTATTATCTAATGCATCTCTTGGTGTTTCACCCCAATTTACATCTAATATTTTTATATCATATTTATCATGTGTAATTAAAGAACGAACTAAATCTCTTGCGTGGTCACCATATCCACTTCTTGAACTTACTGGTGCACATATTAACATAACTTTTTTCATTACGCGACCTCCAATGTATATTTTTCTCGTGGTTTCCAATTTTCAAATGTAGATTCAATGTTTTTAATAAATGATTCCGACATAAGTTCTCCAGTCATTCTACCTTCATTTAAAACAAATTGCCTCCCCAACTCACCACATCTTTCTCTTTCTTCAGGACCAGCTTTATACCATTCCAATAGTGATTCACCAGCGTCTTCAAATGAACATCTATCATCAAATATGTAAGGTGTTAGTGGTGAACCACAACAAGATATATTACTTGGAAATACAGGTTTAACCCATTCTCCATGTCTTGTATAAGTTCCTCTGTGATTAGATTGTAACTCAACATAATCCTCAGCAGTTAAGTATTCATCTTTGTTGTTTTTAAATCCACATTGGTCTTGTAATCCACCAGTTACATTAATCACTATACAACCACCCGTATGTAACATTTCACAACTACCTAAACCGAATCCTTCATTGGAAGCCATATTGATATAAACATCACAAGAATTATATAGATAATTCATTTCTTCATCATTAAAAGTACCATGTGGTTGATTATCGTGTGTGAATATTACTGGATAATCAGGAAGTAATGTAGAACAAACGGCTCTCATATCAGTTCCATTTTCATCACTTGGTTGTGAATGAAATACAAGAACACAATCTTTTCTTTTCTCGGGTGATAATTTATCCATCATATGTTTGTAAGCTAATGCAACATCACCAGGAGATTTTCTTCTAATGTTTCTATTCAGATAAAGTATTTTAAAGTTATACTTATCTAATCCGTGTTTTTGTTCAAACTCTTTAAATTTGGTATCACCTTTGTCTTCTATTTTATTTATTCTTCTGTCTGAAATTCCGTGAGGAACATATTGTGTTTGCCAATCTTCATATCCGTATTTAGAAAGTATTCTTTTATTAATACCATAAGTTTGTTTTGATATTGACATTAACATATCTGAACTTCTGTAAAAGTTTGTGTTGTATAATGGGTCAGGTATATCATCCCAAATGTTATAATACATAATAGGAATGTTTTGTCTTATCTCATGTTCCATTTGATATAACCAAATCCAAAATCTTGGGTCTGTAAAATGTATAATAGCATCTGGTTTCTCTACTAATAATAATTCTCTCATTACTTGTGGATTACCATAACCTGATATTGGATATATTTTAAGATGTGCATCTTTTACTCCCCATTCTTTTCGAACAGCTTCACTCATATCTACTATTTTACCTTCTTCTGGATGTTTTACCGCTCCACCTAATTGAATCCAATCATATTTATGAATTGTTCCCATCACAAATTCTTTTGCTTGTGTTGCTATTCCACTATGCATTCTCAAGTCATCTGATAATAGTAGAATTTTTTTCTTTCTTTTAGGTGTTTTTAATTTTGGAAGTTTTATTTTACTCATAACCTATTTCTCCTATTTAAAAGTTGCTTCCACTTATGATTAAATTGTCATAAGTTTCAATTTCTTCTCTAAATTTCTCATCTTGTAAAAATCTATCAACTGAACGATTTGTTAATTTTTGTAAAGTCATCTTCGTGTTGACAGTATTTAATTTAAACTTTTCGTATAAACCTTCTAATATTTTTACAGATGTTAGTTTTGTATTTTTCATATTATATCTCCATCGTATTTACATATATAAATATATAGATATATAAAAAAACTATGAAATAATTATTCTTTTTTTATTTAATTTTTTAGCGTAAGTCAATGTTGAAAATGTTCCATCAGAATCCACACCTTCTGGAATGAATGCTACAATGAAATCTGATGTTCCAGCAATTATTTTATTTCTTGCATGAAAATTTCTAATGTTATATGGTTTTCCATATCTTGATTCGGGCATTGTACAATATAAATTATATGGGTCGTGGAATGGTGGGTATTCTTCATACATCAATCCTAATTCCAATGCGTATTTTTTAGCATATCTATCAGCACCAGTCTTACAACCACCACTAACGATTATCGTTTTCTCACCATATTCGTTTTTTAATTTGAATACAAAGTCTTTAATCTTCTTCTTGTTCTCATATCTTCTACTCCCTACGATTGCGACTTTCATTACACTCCCACACTACAATGTTCTGTTTTTCTAAACTCACACCATTTACAAGCTTTCTTACTTGGTGTTGGTATTATGTTTTCTGATACTTTATTTCCATCATTATCAAATGCTAAATCCAAGAATGTATTTAACCTCTTAGCCACTTTGTTCATACTTACAGTACCACTTGCTGGTGAAAACTTCTGAACTCTTTTTTGTGGAAACTGAGCGTTTTCCCATAGTTTTCTTTTAACGATAAAGTATTCTACTTCTATCTTATCTATAGGATGATTGTATTGTTTTGAATAAAATTGTTTGTATAATAATAATTGTTGAGTTTTGTTCTCATCTTTTTTCATCCACTTATTCCAGCCTTGTGTGGATGTCTTTATATCATAAATTGTTATTGTATTGTGAAACTCATCTAATATAACCAAATCCAAGTAACCAATGATTTTAACATTTTTCTTTAAATCGACTTCAATTGGAACTTCACAACCTATAAGTTTATATCCTCGTTTACTGAAATAATCAGCTCTTCTCTTCTTAACAAAGTCTAATATATTCACACCATCTTGAAAGAACTCTCTTAATTGTTCCAATGTACAAGGTTCTTTACCCTCTTCTTCTTTAGCTTTTTTGAATCCCTCAATGAGTTTATCGTGTAATCTTTGTTCAAGATTTAATTTATTTGCATTCTTAATACTATCGTTGTACATAACTTCTAACCAAGTTTGTATAACTTCGTGCATCGCTGTACCGAATATTAAATGTATATTTGTTTCAAATACTCGTAACTTATCTATATAGTTGAGCTTCCACCTTTGTGGACACTCACTAAACATTGATAATTGACTATAACTAATTCTTCCCATATTATAATATACAACCTTTTTTTCTTTTATCCAAGCTTTATTTATCCTCTAATTTTATATGATTCCATTTTTGTCTTGAATCTTGTTTGAATGCTCCAATGTATTTGAAATTATTTTTACCCCACTCATCAGGTGATATTAAAGTCATAAAGTTTGTACCATCATTTCTTTGAAACAGATAATATGTTTTTCCCATTACAGGTGTGAATAACATTTCACTTTCAAATATAACTTTGTTCCAATTAAAATCTTGAATTAATTTGTCATAAGCTTCTTTTAACTCTTTAAATCTTTCTGTAAAGTGTTTTTTTACTTGTGTAGATTGGGAGGGTTTCCACTCATCAATTTCGTAAACAGCACCCTCAACATCATCTATTTTTATAATTTTATTATTTATCCCCACGATTGTCCTGTCCCCATATGACCCCATTCAGCAGTTTTTTCAAATTTAGGTTTTTGTAATTCTAATGTTTTTATAATACCATTTGGTGACAAATCATAAATGTCATTTACCATAATTTCAATCCCATCAACAATAGCAGTGGCTTGAACTGGTTTATCATAACCAATTGCATAAGCTAAATACACATATACTTCTTTTGCTTTACTTTGTTTTAAAAAATCAACTGCAATTCTACGAGCCATATACGCTGCACTTCTATCAACTTTCGATGAATCTTTACCACTGAATGCTCCTCCTCCGATTGGAACTCTTGGTCCATAATTATCAACCACAAGTTTCCTACCAGTCACACCAGCATCTGCGTCAAATCCACCCATATCCCAGTCACCTGCTGGATTGATATGTATCTCGACATCATCTGTATGATATTGTAACCACTCATCAACAACTTCTTTTAATTTTTCTTTTGTAGAGTTTTGGAAACTTGCAACTATTGTTTTTATCTTTCCATCATCTGTTGTAACTTGTGTTTTACCATCATAAGGGAAATAAGAATAAATACTCTTACACAAATCTCTTGCTAAATATAATTCGTGTGGGATATATTCATCATTCTCATTACAAGCGTATCCAACCATAATTCCCTGGTCACCCGCTCCACCTGTATCTACACCTTGTGCTATAAAATTACTCTGTTTTACTATATTTGTTTGAACTCCAATTTCTTTTCCATACACTCGTTTAACCACACTTGGAATATCCACATATGCATTTGTTGTTAATTCTCCTGTAATTGTTATTATTCCGTGACCGCCCATTGTTTCAATAGCAGCTCTTGTATTTGGGTCTTGTTCCAAACACGCATCTAATATCGCGTCTGAAACCCTATCACAAATTTTATCTGGATGTTTTGGTGTTATGCATTCTGCAGTTCTAATCATTTTGTTCTCCTATGTTTAATCCTAATTTTAATTTTATAAATGATACAATTTCTTTTGCAATATTCTTCTTTGTAAAGTTTTCCATTCCTTCAAAACCTGGATTACTATTTACTTCACATATTTTGTATCCACCATTTTGGAATAATAAATCCACACCAGCTATATCTAAATTTAATGCTTTTGATGATTCTGATGATAACCATTCTATTTGTTCATTAACCTCATATGGAAATCCCTCTCCACCACGAGTTATGTTAGCTCTGAAATCATCATCAGTAGCTTGTCTCATCATACAACCAACCACTTTATCATTAACCACAAATACTCGTAAGTCTTTACCCCAAGTATCTTTGATAAATTCTTGTAAAATAATATCATATGATTTTTTTGTTAACTCAGCCATAGTGACTAATTGTCTTAATTGTTTTTTGTCCTCACATAAAAACACACCTCTACCATAACTACCACTAATCTTTTTTACAATCACAGGAAACCCAATGTTCTTTTCCACAAAGTCAATATCAATTGGATACCTTAACAACATTGTCTTTGGTATGTCTAAATTTGATTGTGCTAAGATTTGATGTGTGTATAATTTATCCTTTACATTATCTATAGCATCTGATGAATTAATTACAGGTACTCCCATTCTTTCAAAGTGTCTGATAACTGCTTTTATATAATAACTCGTTCCACTACCTGTTCTTGGAAATACAAATGTTGGTAAATCACTTGGTTCACCATTTACCAGTATTGATTTTTTATTATCTTTGTTTACAAATATATCAATTGTGTTTGGGTCTACTAATTGAATATCAATATCTTGTTTTTGAAATTCTTCAATCAATCTATTGGTTTCATATGATTCCCAAAATCTATCTTTAACTAACATCCAACCAAATCTATTCATAAAACTTCTCCTTTGATTCAACCTCAATCTTTTGTATTTCAGGATAGAATTGATAAGCATCCTTTGGATAAGGTTGTGCTTTATGTATTAATGTATTCATTATCTTCTTCTTATCTTTTTTCCCACACAACAAATATAAGTATCTATGTTTCTCAGGTTCTTCTTTTCTCCAAAATGTATGTCCGATTCTTTTCTTTAATTTCTCTAAATTATGAGAACCAAACTTCGTAGTAACATTTCGTGAGTGCATCCACTTACCATCTTCTGTAAGTCGTATAGCATAATTAGGCATTAGTCGAATACTATTACCTTGATATATCCAATTCGTAGCTTGGTAAATAATACCCAAGTGTCCTTGTTCCGGGTCTGAGTAACTTACCAATACTTTTATCTCACTAGCGTTTTCCTTTAACCAATTAAATGTTTTGGATAAAACCACACTCTCTGTGTTCTTACCATAATCATCAAAGATAAATAACCTTGTTAACTCCAACACCTCTTCTTCCTTTAACTCAGGTGAAATAGATTTAGGAGCACTCCTACCTACAGGATAACCATAGATAGCCACACCAGCTAACTTCTCATCTTTCTCATCAAAGAATGTATGTTCATTATCTGTTTCATAAAACACACCTAAAGCATATCTACAACTTGTCCATTTGTGACTGTAGTGATTTTTTACAATCATTTGTTTAGCTATCTTTTTTGATATTTCTCTTATGGTTATTTTACTTGGATTGATTGACATCAAAGTTTCTATCTAATGTTTCTAAATTTTCTTCTGCTTGTGATAAACTCTCTGTCCATTTCTTTACTTCAGTTAATAAGTCTGAATGTTCTCCAATCATTGTAGCGTCATTGAATAATAAATCCAAATGAGCTAGTGCTTCTGTTCTTTGTGCTTGATAAGCGTCTTTTGCTGCTTGTATCAATTGATTCATTTTACTTTCCCCATTTTCCGTTTTTAACTATTGTAGCCATAATACCATAATTAGATACATCTAAATATGCATCTTCCAATGGTTCATCTACGGCTGACTCTTTATTACCCATTAATAATGTTTTTAATCTTTGAATTTTATCATTCATTCTAAACCACAATCCAGTTAGGGATAATTTAATCTCATCACTTGTTTGTAATTGTGTTCCAACTGAAATATTACCAGGACCATAATCGTGTTGTTTTCTACAAAACAATTCATATTGTTCTCTTTGTAATCTTTTAAACTCACCAGTCATTTCAGGCCATTCTTTTTCCATTTGTTCTACAATTGGATGTTTGGTAACCGTCAAGTCCATTTCAGTCATTGTTAAATCATTTTCTTTTATGTTGCTCACTTTAATAACCTCTTTATTGTTTTTTCATTCATTCCATACTTTTCTAATATTTCAATCAATTCATTTTTTGCAATTAAATCCAAATAATCCTTTACTTGTGATTTACTACATTCAAAATGCATAACCATAATATCAATTAATTCAGTATTATATTTCTTATCTTTCTTACCTTTAATGTATTTACTAAATCTTTTGCCTTTTGGTAACATATCACAATACCATTTATAAACCTCTCGTGGTTCTAATGTTCCAATAGAATACTTTTGAAAGTAATTTACAATCTCAAGAAAGTCTTTATCCATCGATAACCAACGATTGATTATGAATGGGCTGAATTTCTTTTGTTCATCTTCTGTAAAATCATTCCAATGTTTTTTAGAAACTAATATTTCATTTATCCAATTAAATATTGTCATTTACTAAATCCCCACGAACCATCTTTAGAAGCTGGTTTTGCATTAGGTTTATATATTCTTTCCATTTTTTCATCATCACCATTTACATTTGGGTCATAACAACATTTAGGACACAATTGTGTTTTTGTATCTCCCATACTTTTTAGAAAATCTTTTTCTAAATCACAAGTATTACATTTGTAAGTATAGAAAGGCATTTATTGAAGTCCATTTACATCTGTAAACTCTTTATTTACATGTCCACATTTTTCACAAGCAAATACTTGCATTGGAATTATTGTTTCTTGTCCATTTGGTGCAACTAATGCTGACATCTTTCTTAATAAAAGTGTTTGTTTAAATGTTGAACCACCACAAGATTCACATTTGATTTGTGATGTTTTGCTAAAATCAATTGATTCTTGCATTTGACCATTTTTACCTGGAATCATCATTTTACATCTCCCGTTTTATTTCTGTTATTGTAACATCTTTTAATTTCCAATTCGTCTTAGATAAAATTGTTTCATCATCATAAGGTGGATTGTGTAATGTTATGGTTAAGTCAGGTTTATCTACCCAATCTATGTGTTCTATTTTAAATGTTTTACTCATTATTTATCCCTAACTATTGACATCACTTCATTTACACTCATTAGAATATAATCCTCACCATCAATCTTATGTTCTGCTTTTTGTGCATTTTTGTTATATAGAATTGTATCACCTTCTGATACCACAAGTGGAATCATTGTTCCCGTTGCAGAATACATACCATCACTTGCAGCTACAACCGTACCTTCAATCAATGTACCATCTTGTACAGTGTCTGGTAAAATAATACCACCTTCTGTAATGTGGTCATCTTTAACTTCTTTTGGTTTTACAACGATTTTATCGTTTACTGGTTTTAATCTCATTTTAATATCCTCATTATTCTTATTATTAGTGACATAAAGTTAATCTCTTTGTCAACCACATTTACATCTTGGAATTGTGCTTCTGCTATATTCATAATACATTCAGCTTGTTTTCCATTACCATAATTGTCAACCTCATCATATAATAATCTAAACAACTCTGAATAATCACTAATGGAATTATCAGCGATTAGTTTTCTTATGTCGTTTAGTTTACTACCATTGGATAACATTTCTAACAATTGTAGTTTGTAATTATTTTGAATTACAGAACTTGTATCGATTGTTAATTTACCATCAATGATTTGTCTTTGAGCTGAATTAATAACTCTACGAATATCAGGATAACCTGCGTTTACAATTAGAGCTATATCATCAAGTTCAAATTGACAATTCTCTTCTTTCAAGATATTAACCATTTGTTGTGCAACTTCTTTCTTTGAAGGTGGTACAACTTTATATGATTGACATCTTGATTGAATTGGGTCGATTATTCTTTCTACATAATTACAAGTCAATATGAATCGACAATGTTTTGAAAAGGTTTCCATTAGGTTTCTCAATGCAGCTTGTGCATTTGGTGTAAGATAATCACACTCGTCAAGAATGATTACTTTCAAAGATTTGAAACCTACGGATGAAGCGAATGTTTTGATTTTGTTTCTAACATCATCCACTTTGTTCTCATCAGAAGCATTGATATACATATAATCACAATCAATATTGTTGACTACTATCTTGGCTAATGTTGTCTTACCAGTACCAGCTTTACCAAAAAGAAGAAGGTGAGGTACATCTTCTGATTCGAGATATACCTTCACTTTTTCTTTAAGATGCTCGTTACCTACATAAGTTGATAAGTCCTTTGGACGATATTTTTCTACCCATAAAGAATGAGACATTAATCAACATCCTGCATAGCAACTATGAAATATGTAGAATCATAGTCATCGATTTTGAAGTTTACTTTAGCCAATCCTTCAGTAGAAACTTCTAAAATAGCTGATGAACATTCACGATTTGCAACCAATACTTCTTTGAAAAGATTAGCATTAAATGTGATTGGTGTATCAACATCACAAGAAGTAGATTCAACAGGTATGTTAACTCTATTTGTATTTGTTGATGAGTAACCAATAACCACTTGACAACCATCATCTGTTTTAACAACAGAAAAAGTATCAACACTACTTAAAGCACCTTTACCTTTAATAAAAGTATCAATGAAACTTCTTTCAAGTTTGATTTTAGTTCCAAACTCTGGAAGTCTTTTCATTTGTGGTGGGTCGGATATAACTGATAAATCACTTAATACATAATCCACAGATGTAGTTCCGTGTTTTAATTTAAGTGAAACAGCTTTATCACCGAATCTTGTTAAGTCTAATGATACATCATCACCTAACACATTTATCAAACTTTTTAATTGGTCGGTTTGATATACACCAATTTCAGCATCTTCAAATGGAAACTTATCCACTTTTACACTACCTAATAAAGATTTATCAGGAGTTACAAATGATGTTGATATTGAATCACCACTTGATTTCCATTTTACTGAATTTACATTTCCACCCAAATTGTACTTTTGAATGAATTTATCTAACTTACTTTTTTGCATCTTACATTTCTCCTATGTTTAAGATTTATCATTTAATAATATAATACTTTTTTACCATATAAGTCAAGCTTTATTTTTACCAAAACTTATTAGTAATTATTTCTTGACTTGATTTGTAATCTACTGTGACGTAATATCTCAATGGTACTTGTTGTTGTTGTCTTTTCGAAAATGAACCATAACCATCAGCTATTACTTCTGAAGTAGGTCTCGTATCTCGCTTCATTGAGCCAGTTACTTGAAAAGATTTAACACTACCATCGTTACACTCTAAATCAAGATAATCACCTACATTTTGTTGATTCATAACATTATAACTCCAACGAAGCTGAGATAATGTTTCAGGTATGTTTTGTACTTTATTACAATAAGTTCTTAGTTCTGTTCTTTTATTATTTAATTTAATCATTTATTTCTCCTATGTTTAACTTTAATTAACTTACTTAATATACGAATAAAAGTAGTTATATTCGGTTTTTTATTTTCAAATACCATATAACTTTTTTCTTCATAGTTAAAATTAAACATAAAAATCTTTGTTTACAAACATTTGATTAGAGATTGAGGTGATACATTTTTGATTAATAAAACCTAAACTATTGAAAATACTTAACTTATGTAATTTTACACTCATTTGTATTACCTCTGTATCACCATTTAAAAGAATCTTTCCAATGTATTTGCTTTATCAACAGGCATATCCCATTTCAATGCTTCGTAAAACATTCTTATTTTCTTCTCTAATGCTCTTGAGAATAACTTATCATAATCTATGTTTTCCTTAATGAAATCCATAATTTCTTTTGGGTCATCATAACCTTTAA